GCTCTAAAGCAATTCGTTCACCACTAAGTCCTAGTAGTTCCATTTCTTTAATTAAGCGCTGTGTTTCTGTAATCTGTTGAATATCTATATCAATCTTTTGATTTTCTAATTTCGCACCTAGGCGAGCAGTTTCAGCAGTCTGTGGTAGTTTATCTAGTAAAGATTTTTGTGAGCTCAATACGCTTTGAGCCATTGCACGAGTAAATCCACCTTCTATTAATTCAAAACCTTTTTTAATAGAGTTTTCAGCAGCGTCTTTAAATATCTTACTAAAATCTGTCATCTGCTGACGAGTTTCATCTAACCTAGATCTTGCTTTTTCTATGTTTCTGTTTTCTGATGTAATTACGTCTCTGCCTACTACTCCTGTATTGTCTTTTCCGACTGCTTTTCTGATACTTGCAATATTTGCTTCAGATTTAGCAATTTGCTGTTCGTAGTATTTTGCAGTATTAATTAATGCAATATAGGCATCGCGATTTTCCATTATAAGCTGCTGTGATTCTGG